TGAGTATGGTATTAAATTCTTGCAAGGATTAGAGATCATTATTCATCCTAGATGTAAATGCTTTAAGGCTGAGATTAACAAGTATAAATACAAAGAAGATAAGAACGGCAACGTGCTTCCTGTTCCGGTGGATAAGGATAACCATTTAATCGATGCATTACGCTATGAGATGGAAGATGATATGAAACAGTCCAGCATTAAAGTATTCAAATAAATAAAAACGAGGTGAAAACATGGAGTTTATAAATAATATCAACACACTAACAATCCCTGAGTTAATCAAAATCTATATAGACGAATTTGATTCATCCGGGGACCGCAAAATGATGATGAAAGGCGAACGTTACTATAAGGTTGACAACGACATCCAGGACCGCAAGATGCTGCGATATGAAAATGGCACATGGGTTAATGATGAAGTCAAAACGAATCACCGCCTGGCACATGGATTCATGCATAATTTGGTTGATGATAAGGTTAATTACTTATTATCGAAGCCATGGACGTTGGAATGCAAGAATGTTCCGTATCTTGCTAAAGTTAATAAATTGTTAGGCAAACGTTTCCAGAATAAAGTATCTAAGCTCGGTACGGAGACAAGTAATAAGGGTATCGCCTGGTTATATTGTTATGTTGATGTAAAGGGTGTATTCAAGACGATGCGGATCCGCTCCGAAGAATGTATTCCCCTATGGGTTGATAACGACCATGAAGAACTGCAGGCCATGATCAGACATTATGATGTTGAAGTATATGAGGGTAAGACTAAAAAGATTATCACGAAAGTAGAATATCATACTCCGGAGGGCGTTTCTTATTTCCTTCTGGCTGACGGCACAAGCGGATTGGTTATACTTGATGCAGAAATGTATTTAGATGTAGCAGATGAAAGTAACGATATCCTTCCTCACTTCACCATCAACAATGAGCCGGGTGCATGGGATAAGGTTCCTTTTGTTCCGTTTAAAAATAATGACTTCGAGCTTCCGGATCTGCAGTTTGTCAAAACGATAGTTGATGATTATGATTTAACCCGATCAGATGTATCTAATATGCTGACCGACATCAAAAACGCAGTCACCAAGCTGAAAGGCTACAATGGCGAAGATAAAGAACAATTCATGAAAGACATGGCCTATTATCAGATGATCCTATTGGATGATGATGGTGATGCCGAAGTAATGACTTCTAATATCAATATTGATGCTGCAGAGAAACACTGGCAGGCTGACAAGAAAGATATATTCGACTTCGGCCAAGGAGTTGACAAGAACCAAGATAAAATTGGCAACGAAGCCTCAGGGGTTGCGTTAAAGTTTATGTATTCGGGATTAGATTTAAAGTGTAATCCAATGGAAGAAAACTTCAAGTGGGCGTTCGAGCAGCTGCTGTATTTTGTTGATAAATATATTGAGGTTACGCATGATGGAGTGAAGGTTGATGAAGTCGAGGTTGTGTTTAATAGGGATATCGCAATAAATGAATCACAGACAATTACAGACTGCCAGAACAGCAAGGGTGTCATTTCCGATGCAACTATCATTAGCAATCACCCTTGGGTTGATGATGTTTCAAAGGAGCAAGCTCAGATCAAGAAAGAAACGGCTGCCGAAGAAGATAGTATTATTCAGCAGAATGCAGCGGATACGGAGGCGAATAAAAATGATGTCGTTAACTTGTAACAAAAAGGCTTATCCACAATTCAAAGAAGAATGTGATAAATGTCCAATGAAGACAGAATGCGTTGATAATGGGAAGTCGGTAGCTGTTGGATTAATGGAGTTACGCCCGATCAATGTTACTCTGAGTTTCGGAGCAAATATTAATAACGATGTATCTGTGGATGCGATAGCAGATAAATTATCAAAGATACTTAATAAGCAGATTCAGCCCTTTGAAAGCAAGTAGGTGATTAGTCATGTCAGAGACAAGTAATAAATATTGGATTAAGCGCCAAGAAGCGAAGTACCTAGCCGGTGAGAAAAAGGTCAATGATTATTATATTGGTTTGAAGAAATCCTTCGAGCAGTCCAAACGTGAGATTGAAAAATCAATCAATGACTTTGTAATGCGTTACGGCAAAGAAAACAACTCCCCTTCGTATGCTTCGGCGCTACGCAACCTCAATAGAACCGAAATAGGAGATCTCCAAGCCTTTATCGACAAGGCAAATGAGCACATGGGAGAATATGACCAAGAGTTAAACAACATGAGTTACAAGGCAAGGGTGACACGATACCAGGCATTACAATTACAGATAGATGCCCAACTCCAACAGTTATATGCGATTGACTATCAGGCCAAGAGTGAGGATCTGTTAAAAGAATTATACTCCGACAGCTACTACACAACATGGTACAATTCAGATATCTATAAAGGGTTCCATTCTGAGTTCGCACAGATTAACGCACAGACGGTATCGGGGTTGATAGCATATCCTTTCAGTGGTGCTGACTTCTCAACCAGGTTGTGGAAACAGAAAGATTATATGTTGCAGATTCTAAACGAATCAGTAACGACTATGCTGGTCCAGGGCAAGAATCCAATAACACTATCACAAGACTTCTCTAAGAAATTTGCTACAAAAGAATATGAAGCCTATCGGTTACTGCATACAGAAAGCTCCTTTATCATGGAGCAGGGAACGCAGGCAGCATATACAGAGGATGGAGTTGAGAAGTATCAATGGCTAGCTACACTGGATATAAATACTTGTGAAGACTGCCGAGCCTTAGATGGTGAAACCTTTGAAGTTGGAAAAGGGGTTCTTGGAGTAAATATTCCACCTCTGCACTGTTTTGACAGATGTACGACCGTACCATATTATGATGATCAGGATTTATCGGAGGAGACCAGAATAGCGAGAGATTCGGTTACGGGTAAGAATTATTCGGTACCTGCAGACATGACATATAAGGATTGGCATGACAAATACATAGTGGGTAATCCAGAAGCAATGCTTGCAGAAAAGAAATTAAAGAATGTATCTGCAGATAAGCAACAATATGATAATTATAAAGAGCTACTGGGGACGGATTATATTTCAAAATCATTTGATGAATTTCAGACTATCAAATATGGCAGTGGTGACAAGTATGGTATTATCAAGGCTCAAGCGAAGGGAATGGGGTACTACAATAAAGCTATTATAAATGAGCCGGAAATATCGAATATTGTAAAGAACGTATCCAAATCAACTGATATGAAAACTCTTGGATTTGAAAAAAGAATCAAAACCAAAAAAAGTTTTCTTGAAAAGATTGAGAAAAATTACAATCCTTCAGGGAATGAGTATGAAGTTAAGGATATTGTCCGATATACTCTTGGTTTAGACGTTGATAATCTTTCTGACAAGACATTGCAAGCCATTGATAATTTTGCAAAAGAGGGTTATAATACAGTTGCAATTAAAAATACATGGAAACCCTACAGCTCATACAAGGGAATTAATACATCTTTAGTAGCACCTAGTGGCCAAGTATTTGAGATGCAATACCATACGCAAGAAAGCTTTGACCTGAAAAACGGAGAACTGCATTCTTTATACGAGAAACAAAGGTTAATTAAAGATGATGAGTCAGACGAATATTTAGAACTCGAAGATAAGATGATAACTCTCTCTGATAAGCTTACAACGCCAAAGGACATAGGAAGGGTGAAAAATAAGTGACATATTACAAATTAAATGATTATGATAACCGGGGAACAGTTGTTAAATCTGAAGAAGGCAAGAGCTTTAAGTATGACAAGAGCAGAGGTTGGGTAAGAACTGGGCTCATGTCACAATATATGTTTCCTGAAAGCCCGGTATACGGTTCTTATGATGAAGTATCAGAAGCGGAAGCAAATAATTTAATAGCAGCAATGTAATAACCATCTATCATAACGGTAGGTGGTATTTTTATACTCAAAAACAGGAGGAAAAGTATTGAAAATTAATATTTTGGGTACTGATTATACCGTGAAAACGCAGACAGAAGCGACTGATAAATATTTAATTGGTCGTGATGGGTACTGCGATAAAACGACCAAAGAGATTGTGATTGATGAATTTAAAGAAACTGATATCACAGTCAAAAACTTAAAATGCTATTCAAAAACAGTATTACGCCATGAGATTATTCATGCTTTTCTGACGGAAAGTGGACTAGATTCCGAATCTTGGGCAAAGAATGAGGAGATGGTAGATTGGATAGCATTACAGTTTCCTAAGATGCTCATAGCATTCAAGAAAGCAGAGTGTGTTAGTTAAAATAGAAAGTACCCATAGCTACACCGCCATAGGTACCTTCTGTTCGATTATTTTTCTTTTCGAATACCTTTAAAAGCTGTGTCACTGGATGTCTTTTGATCTATAAACTTACCCGTGTTATCATCACGTTTTACCCAATTTCCATTGGGGGCTTGTATTTGTGAACGATCATTAACAGCGCCAATCCGATGATTATTTCCAGTGTTTTTTGCCATATGTATCACCACCTCTCTTTTTGTATATTTCAGTACTAGCTGATATATAGATTATATCATTATTGGTGATATAGTTTAATGGGTAGCTATGCCGAATTTTACTATTAAAAAGGAGGTTCTTCAGCTTTATATCTCTTAAGCAGACGTTGAGTTAAACGTCTTATTTTATTGTCCGAAACGACACAAAACTACATCACTCAGCCGGAGAATAACGGTAGAATCCCACACCGAGAGAGTCGGAATAAAAATCTATGGAGGAATAGAATATGGAATGGTTAAAAGAATTATTATCAAAGGCAATCATTAAAGACGGAGTTATTGATATGGACGCACTAATGAAATCCATCAATGCAGAATTCCCGAAGAACGCAGTACCGAAGAGTGATTTCAATTCGCTCAACGATACCAAGAAAGACCTAGAGCAGCAGATCAAAGATAGAGACAAACAGCTCAAAGACCTTGGAGAGAAAGTCAAAGGTAATGAAGATGCTGAGAAGACTATCAAGCAGTTACAGGAGGATAATCAGAAAGTTAAGGATGACTATTCCGCTAAGCTGAAAGAGATTAAGATTGATGCTGCAATCCAGGAAGAGGTCAAAGAAACTAAACACCCTAAATTGATTACTAAGGCATACGACAAGGCAAAGATAACTGTTTCAGATGATGGCACTATCCTGGGCCTCAAAGAACAAACAGCCGTAATCAAAGAGGAATATAAGGATGAGTTCACTCCCGATGTTAAGGGTGGCAATCCCTACAACAAAGAGAAAAATCCAAGTGGTATTAAAAATCCTTGGAGCAAGGAACACTTTAACCTTACGGAGCAGGGAAAGCTTTTTAAGGAAAACCCAGCACTGGCCACACAGCTTCAGGCTAGCGTGTAACTATTAACCAATAAGAAAATAGAAAGAAAGAGGTAATTCAAAATGGCAATTACAAGAATAGCAGACGTAATCGTTCCTGCAGTGTTTAATCCTTATGTTATCCAGAAAACCGCAGAGTTATCTGCATTGTCACAGGCTGGTATTATATCAAACACTCCTGAGCTTGATGCGTTAGCATCTGCAGGTGGTAAATTAATTAACATGCCATTCTGGAACGACTTAACCGGAGCTGATGAAGTGCTGTCCGATACGGGAGCATTAACACCTGAGAAGATCACAGCAGAACAAGATGTTGCAGCTCTCTATATGAGAGGTAAAGCATGGTCAACCAACGATTTAGCAAAAGCTTTATCTGGTTCTGATCCAATGGCAGCAATCGGTGATTTAGTGGCGGAGTATTGGGCAAGACGTAGACAAGCTCTTATGTTTTCTCAGTTAAAGGGAGTGTTTGCAAGTGCAACTATGGCAACAAACTTATTAGATGTATCCGCATTAGCTGGAGCATTGGCAACCATGACTGGTAACTCCTTTATTGATGCAATGACATTGTTAGGCGATGCAGCTGGCAAGATTACAGCAGTAGGTATGCATTCAGCGGTATATGCATCTTTACAGAAGCAGAACTTGATTGTATATATTCCGAACTCCCAAGGTGTTGTTGATATCCCTACATACATGGGTAAGCGAGTAATCGTTGATGATGGTAGTCCTGTAACAACGGGAGTTTATTCCACTTACTTGTTTGGTGAGGGTGCTATCGGTTTAGGCAATGGATCTGCTCCGGTTCCGACTGAGACAGATCGTGATTCCTTGGCTGGTGATGATATCCTTATTAACAGACAGCACTTTGTACTTCATCCTAGAGGTATTAAGTTCAACAATGCATCTGTAGCTGGATCCTCACCGACAAACGCTGAGGCAGAAACAGCTGCTAACTGGACTAAGGTTTACGAGACGAAGAACATCCGTATAATCAAATTTGTTCATAAGATCTAATTAACCGAGGAGGCTTACATAGCTCCTCAATCTTTTTATAGAGAGGTGATAAAAATGAGTGCAACAGCATTTCAGAGATTAAGACGTGAGCAGTCGGCCAAAGAACAGCCGGAGGTCAAGGAAACAGAGGAAGGATCCTTAACTAATAAAGAATTAAAGGCCTTGCTTGACGAAAAAGGCATTGAATACGATGCCAAAGCAAATAAAGAAACATTAACCAAATTATTAAAGGGTGCTGAGTAACATCAGTGTCCTTTTTCGAAAGGGGCTGATAAGCAGTGACCAAGACAGAATTAATCGCATTAGTAAAATCCAATCTTGGGCCCGCCGGAGCAGGCAAGGATTTAATCATCGGTGATGCTATCCAGGAGGCATTAAATTATTGCAACCTCGCAGAATTGCCCGAAGCCCTAGAACCTTATATCCGCAGGAAATCACAATCCATAATCAACTATGAAGCCGAGAACGGCACAACTTCCGTATTCGAAATCAAATCAATCAAAGAGGGAGATACCTCAATCACTTATAACGTAGACGAAAAGGTCTCCAAGGAAACAATTTATGGGCTGTCTGATAAAGATAAGGCAACCTTGAAGGCTTTCCGGAGGACGCGCTGATGGATGTATGCGAAAGATTATGGCGCGACAAAATGGATATTTACCGGTGGGTGGAAACCACAGTTAACGAAGTCACCACGAACACGGAGCAGTTACAGTTACCAAGTGGAATCAAATGCCATTACAGTAAAGGGTCCTTGACCGACACAGGCACGGATGGGATTCCTACGTTAGTTAACTCATATTCGTTATTCTGTTCCCTGAAAACGGATTTAAGAGAGGGTGACAAGATAGCGGTTACGCAGAGAAATGGTAAGACAATCAACTTAGCAGTCGGTGAGGGATTTCCTTATTCGAGCCACCAAGAATTCAGCGTGAAGCGAAGTGATACGGCTTGAATAATTATCAGCATAACCGTGCAGAGATTGATAAGTACCGTAAGGAACTCAAGGCAATGGTTAAGGATATTTCGGCGATTGATGCAAGAATATTAACTATAGCCGTCAATAAGGGTATGGCATCAGCAAAGCGAAACACTCCAACCGTTACCCATTTCATGAAAGCCTCATGGGGAGTTACTCCTACGAAAACGACAAAACGAAAAGGTGCTGAAAAAAGCTTATACAATGGAGCTGATTATTCTTCCTTTGTTAATGATGGCCATCGTAAAGTAAATCAAGCCGGAGAAACAACAGGGTGGGTTCCAGGACAGCATCAATTAGAGACAGCGGAAAAAGCCGTAAGACGTTCCCTAAAACAAGAATTTGCCAAAGAGATAGAGAGGGTGAATAAGGCACATGGTAAGTAGTATCAAATCAGCAATCGTACTTAAGCTAAAAGAGATGTTCCCTTTAATCACAAAGCGATATACAGATGATAATGTACCTCAAAATTTCACAAAGCCATCTTTCTTCGTCTCTGTAATTGACCAGGAATACAGCAAGCGAATCAACAATAAATACAAAGGCCTTGTCAGTTATGACGTGGCTTATTTTAGTGATAAAGGTACCGCAGATATAAAAAGCGACTGTCTGGCCATGCAGGAAATATTATTGCGTGGACTAGGAACGGTCGGAGCATTCCGAACCCTCGATAAGACAGCCCGGATAACGGATGACGTTCTGCATATAATGTTCAATGTGAGTTATTCGGAGATGATCTCCACCACAGAAACAAAGATGCAGACCCAAGAAACAAATATCAACAATTAAAGGAAGAAGGTAAAACATGGCAGGAACATGGACTTCACAGAATAAAGTTCTCCCTGGTGCTTATCTCAATTTTCTCACCAAAGCAGCTTTATCTATTACCCCAGGTGATAGAGGTACGGTTGTTTTGCTACAGGAAATGACAGTAGGCATACAAGGAGAAATGTATATTATCACTGCGTTAGATGTCAGTCAGTATCCGGCATTAGCAACTGCAGGCGATAAATTGATGGTTAACGAAGCATTAAAGGGTGCCAAGACGGTTATCATCTATAACCTCGGCATTACTCCACATGATGCAGCAGATATCACGGCAGCACTAGTAATCCTACGGACAGTTGAATTTGACGTGCTAGTTTATCCGTATGTAACCCCGGCAAATCAGCTTACTATCGCAACATGGACTAAGGCAATGGTAAATGATGAAGGTGTCGCTATTCAGACGGTTATGGCTGATTATGTAGCCGACAGCGAATATGTCATTAATGTTGCCCACGCAGTCGAATTAGCAGATGGCACAAGCCTAACTAAATCACAGACTACCGCATGGGTAGGTGGTGTTACGGCAGGTGCAAAGGCCAATCAATCCAATACTGGCAGAGCATACGAGGGAGCAGTTGACGTTATCCCGAGAATGACGAAAACGGAAATGGAAGCAGCTATCACGGCCGGGAAGTTTATTTTTAAGGTTGATACGGCACAGAATGTTACAGCTGTTTATGATATCAATTCGCTGACCACCTTCTCCGTGGAAAAAAGCAAGAAATTCCGCAAGAACAGATTTATCCGCACCAACAACGGTATCAATAACGATATCAATGAGATCTTTGAGTCTAACTTCAAGGGTAAAGTTGACAATAGCGTTGATGGCCGAGCATTACAAAAGGCTTCCTATGTCGGTTACTTTATCGAGCTGCAGAGACTAAAGGAAATTGAAAACTTTGTGCCTGATGATGTAACCGTTGAAGCCGGAACTGATTCCGATGCAACCGTAGTTGTATGCAACATTCAGCAGATTGATTCTACCGAAAAAATGTACATGACTATCAACCTCGCCTAGAAAGGAGAGTAAACAATGGATAATTATTTAGATTTAGCTGATACCCAATCTCCTAGAGAGGGTAAAGCATGGGCTACTGTTAACGGACAGCGAAGAGAACTATTTGAAATATCAAGCCTTAAAGCGCAACTAGACATCACCGTGACCGGAAAGAACACGCTTGGTCGCAAGATGATGCAACATAAGCGAGGTGGAATTGAGGGCACTGGTTCAGCAACTTTATACTTTGCGAACTCACAGATGTTGAAAGAAACGATAGCTTATATTTCATCCGGTAAGCACGTGCCTATTACAGTTCAAGGATACAACGAGGACGAACAATCCTCAATTGGCAGACAAGAAGTACTCTTAACAAATGTTATCTTCAAGACGGTCTTGCTTCTCAATCTTGACGACGGTTCGGACGATCCAGTAACGTTTGATAGCGACCTTACATTTGATGATGTACAGCTGCTATCTTCATTTACCACGCCGACTAATTTTTAGTCACAACCACACACGAGGGGGCTTTTAATAGCTCCCTTTTTATTACGCAGAAAAGAGGAATGTTATGGGTTCATTAAATGCATTTTTACACCCGGTTAAAGTTGAAAACAAAGAGGTCGTTGTTTCAAATAGATTTATCAATGAAAAAGGCAATCCGGAACCGTTTGTAATCCGTCCGGTGACCGAGGAAGAAAATAAGCAGCTGATCAAGAAATATACACGCTTGAATAAAAAAGGTGTCGAGGTTTTTGACCGTACCGAATATGTTCATGCAATGGTAGCGAAAGCTGTTATCGCACCCGATCTGATGAATGCAGAATTACAAGATGCATACGGTATCCGTGGAGAAGCTGAATTATTACAGAAGATGTTATTTATCGGAGAGTTTGCAACCCTGTCACAGGAAGTGCAGACGATCAGTGGATTAGATGCTGATATCAATGAGGATATCGAAGAAGTAAAAAACGCATAAAGCAAGGCGATGCTGAATTTAACTTAGCATATTATGCCTTGCAGGAATGGCACAGATTACCATCCGAAACAGATGGATTGGACAACAAGGAAAAAGCATTCCTATACGCAGCGATGCAATTAAAAATTGAAGCTGAAAAGAAAGAAATGCAAAAGATTAAATCGAAGGGAGGTAAGAGATAAATGGCAACACTCTCATCCACGTTTAAGCTATATGATGGTTACACAAGCACGATAGATAAGATTTCTAGTAAGAGTGAAAAAGCTACCAGTAAGATATTGGCTGCTTCGGGTGCAACTGATAAGCTTAATGGTAAATTAAATGCAACCGGAGCAAGTGCGAGTAATGCAAGCAGCGGATTGGGTAAACTGATCGGTATAGCTGCTTTGGCTGCCACGGCATTAAAAGGAATCAGTATCACAGATGAGTATACAAATACTGCTGCCCGACTTGACTTAATTAATGATGGCTTACAAACACAGCAGGAGTTGCAAGATAAGATATTTGCATCTGCTAATAGATCAAAAGGATCCTACACCGATATGGCTGGCGCTATATCCAAGATGGGATTGACTGCCGGTGATGCGTTCGGGTCCAATGACGAACTGATAGGATTTACTGAATTGCTCCAGAAGTCATTTAAAGTTGGTGGCGCAAGTGGAAGTGAACAATCCTCTGGTATGCAACAGTTAACCCAAGCAATGGCAGCCGGAAAGCTACAGGGTGATGAATTCCGTTCCATCATGGAAAATGCACCAATGGTAGCACAGGCAATCGCAGATTACACCGGCAAGACCAAGGGTGAGTTAAAGCAGATGTCTACCGATGGATTAATTACGGCTGATATCATTAAAAACTCAATGTTTGCAGCAAGTCAAGATATTAACGATCAATTTTCAAAGATGCCATATACCTTTGCTGATATTTGGACAAGGGTAAAAAACGGCGGATTACAAGCATTTGATGGAGTTATGGAAAAGATTAATGACTTAATTAACACTCCTGGTTTCCAAGACTTTGTGAATAAAATAGTAGCTGGATTTGACTTAGCAGCACAAGCTGCTGGATGGCTAATAGACACCATTACTAATGGGTGGAGTACAATCGGGCCTATTTTGGGAATAATCGGTGGAGTATTGCTTATTGCCATGATAGTAGCGTTATGGGCCATGGTCCCACCATTAATAGCACAGGCTGTGGCATGGTTAGCAATTTATTGGCCGTTGTTATTAATCATAGCGGTAATAGCAATAGTAATATCTGCAATCAGACAATTCGGAGCATCCTGGTCGGATATATTTGGGGTTGTCGGAGGGGTTATCGGAACGTTCGCCGCTGCATTTTACAATATATTTGTGGTGATATGGAATGTCGTTGCTACATTTATTAACTTTTTCGGTAATGTATTTAAAAGCCCTATTGCTTCAATTAAAACTCTGTTTTTAGGTTTGGCGACCACGGTATTAGGATTTATTGAGAATATGGCACAAGGCATTCAGGACTTATTAAATAAAATACCCGGAGTCAGCATTGACATGACAAGCGGAATCGAGTCACTGAGAAGCAAGCTTGAAGGAATGTCGGCAACAATTAAATCCGAAGCAGAGCTTACCACTTATGTGAAGAGCAAGGATTTTATGGATTACTCGGATGGATATACTAAGGGAAGTGAAACAGGCGTCAACCTAAGTAATAGCATTGGAAAGCTGGGTGATACGCTCACAAACACTCTTTCGGATAAAGGTGGTTCAACTGATCCGACAGCAGTAAAAGGCACAGGATCTAACGGTGCAGTGGATGTTGCAATGTCAAGTGAGGATTTACAGTATTTACGTGATGCATCAGAACGAAAGTATACCAACAAATTCAGCACATCAACTCTGGCGCCAAACATCAACATTAAATTCGGCAACGTAACCAAAGAGGCAGATGCCGACAAAGTAGCCGGAAGAATCAAACAGATATTACAGGAAGAAATAGCAACAGCGGCAGAGGGGGCCTATTAATGAGTGAATATGCAATATGGTTTGATTATGGCAATAAGACTTATAGGCTCCCGGTTAACCCTGGGGAAATAAAGGAAACCACAACGCAGGCAAACGAGAAATATGAGATTTTAGGACTTGGCCAAATAGTAATCCCCACCTACATGGAATTAAGGGAGTTCTCTTTTGAAACAGAATTTCCGAGATTGGAAGCCACCTATGTCGGAGATGGGGTCGAATTTTATGATGCTGATGATTTTCTGGATCTATTTAAAAAAGTAAGAACAAAAAAGAAGCCTATTAGATTTACGGCCGTTTATATTACAGCCAGCCTATCGGCATCTGAATTAAAAAATCTCGATAAATACGCATCGGATAAAGGGAATAGCACAAGTTCGATGGTATTAATTGAAGAACTCTCCATCACCGAGAAAGCCGGAGAGGAGGGCGATAAGTATGTAGAGTTTAAGCTGATTGAATATAGGGATTTTGGAAAGGCTGCCGGAACCGAAATTGATTCAGCAACCGGAAAGAAGAAAAAGAAAGAATCTACAGTTTTATTATCGGCTAAATCAAATGGTTATTATGTTGTGAAGAGTGGTGATAGCCTATGGAAGATTGCAAAAGCCTTATATTGCAATGGAGCAAAAGCCAACATCATATACAATGCAAACAAATCCATAATTAAAACTCCCGGATTACTCCGAGTGGGATGGAAATTAAAGATTCCAACCACGGATGAATTTTCAAAGTATTCCGCCGCCTTACCCAAGGTCGCAACCAACGTCACGATAAAAAAGAAATCCACGACATTTGAAAGTGCAAGCGGTCAAGCGATAGCGGCTAAATATATCCAGGAGTATGACGGTGGTACACCTATTTCTCATTCGACAGGTGGTGTTCAATATTGACAAAGATAGAATTTCTTGTATCAGTCAACAATAAAACATGGGAAATCAGTGAGCTTGTGAAATCCATTGAGTTTTCAGATAAATTAAACGATGGGTGTAGCAAGTTGGAATTTTCTTATGTTGATGATAATTTAAAATTAGAAAACGGATCCGGTGTGATGTTTCGGTATGATAGCAAGAATATATTCAGTGGAATCGTATTTAAACATGGGCATAATAAAAAAGGTGAGATTACCGTTACCGCATATGATCAATTGAGATATGCCAAGGCAAAGGATAATGTTGTCGTTCAAAAAGACACGGCAACCACTCTAACTAAAAGAATGTGCAACTATTTAGGTATTCCAAGCGGAACCCTTACAGATACCGCATACGTGTTAGCCACAACCGTCCAGGAAGATAAAACCTGGTTAGACATTATTTATTCAGCTATCAGTGATACACTGCTTTACAGAGAAAAATGGTTTTGTCTGCGTGATGAATTTGGCAAGGTAACTCTCCGGGATATCAATGATCTGAAGCTTGACTTAGTCTTAGGTGATAAATCGTTATGTTATGACTTTGATTACGAAAAATCCATAGATGAAGAATTTTACAACCGCATCAAGATTTATGTCAAGGGTAAGGATGATGCAACCGTGGGCACTACAATAGTTAAAGATAGCGAGGCCTCAATTAAGAATTACGGACTATTACAATATTTTGAAATTATGGAAAACAAAAATGCATCGCAGGCGAAATCGAAAGCTGCAGTATTGTTAGGTCTGTATAATCAAGAAACCGAAACCCTATCGCTAGATTGTCTAGGCGATACCAGAGTCCGAGCCGGTACAAGTTTTTATGGAACCATCGAGGATATCAAGATGGAAAATAAAAGATTAAAGGTTGTATCGGTGACACACAAATATATCCCCATCCACACAATGAGTTTGGAGGTGTCGCTGTGATAAACGAAATTAAATCAATCGTACAAAACTATCTGAACAATGCCAAGCTGACGGAATTCTTGACCGGATCAGTTGTATTGGACGGAATCAAAATAAGCGAAAAGCTTACCATCCCAAACGAGCTGATTGTTGGTAACTTGAAATCCACGGCAATCATCGGGGATAATGTCAGGCTGCTCCGCAATCATGGTGGACAAACATATTATATTTTGGAGGTGATAAATTGAGTGTATTTGATACTGACCTAGAGGTTGTTGACGAAGTTGAAGCCACTAAGACTTACAAACTATCAGATGTAGCGATACAAGGCTATATTGACGGAATAGAGGCCTTGAAACAATCCATCAACAAGGAAATAAATACAGAGAAATACGAATATCCAATTTACTCCTTTGATTATGGGATAGAGCTGGAAGGCCTGATCGGAAAAGACACAGAGTATGTAAAAATTGAATTGAAAAGAAGAATTGAGGAATGTCTGCTGAAGGATGAACGTATCGTCTCGGTGGACAATTTTATTTATACGGTATCCGGTGATGAAATGTTGTGCACGTTTGATGTGAACAGCATTTACGGAACAGCCACGATAACGAAGGAGGTGAATGTTTAATGTTTGAGGGTATGACATATGAGGTTGTGTTGGAGGATATGCTCAGTCGAGTGATATCTGATATTGATAAACGCGAGGGATCCGTTATCTATGATTCGTTGGCTCCCGCAGCTTACAAGGTTGCAGAGAATTATTATTACCTGGACCAATTCCTAAATTTGATATTTGGCGATACTGCAGTAGATACCTTCCTCGATAGGGTGGTTGCAGATCATGGAATGACACGAAAGCAATCCACCTATGCAATCCGTAAGGTAACGACATCTGGAGCAGTAAACATTGGTACTCGGTGGGGCATAGAGGATTTAGTTTATGACATAACCGCATTAGTTTCTTCTAATGTATATGCGGCAACCTGTGAAACACTAGGGAGCATCGGCAACACCTACTCCGGCGCATTAGAAAACATTGATAACGTAAGCGGAATCACAGCAACCTTAACCGATATTATGACATCGGGGGAAGACGAAGAAACTGATGATAACTTGCGTACTAGATTCTATTTGCAAGTACGGTCAACCGGAACTAGCGGGAATGCTTGTGATTATCGGAATTGGGCGCTAGAAGTCCCAGGGTGTGGTGATGCAAAGGTGTTTCCATTATGGAATGGTGCCGGTACCGTCAAGGTGTTAGTGGTTGACGAAAATATGACTATCAATGCAACCCTACCAACAACGGTCCATGATTACATCGAAACAGTTCGGCCAATCGGTGCCACGGTTACGGTAGCATCCCCAACAAGCCTATCAATTAATATTACGGCCAATGTAATGCTGAATGGTACTAAGACATTGGCAGAGGTACGTACAGCCTTTACGACAAGCCTCACCAGCTACCTCAGAGAAACCGTATTTGAGGTGTACAGTGTCAGCTATGCAAAGATAGGTAGCTTGTTGTTAGCTACGGCCGGAGTGGATGATTATAGCGCTCTCCTAGTTAATGCAGGAACCGCTAATATCACTATCAGCAGTGGACAGATGCCCATAGTTGGAACCTTGACATTAACGGAGGTGGTTTAATTGGATTTGACGGAATTACTGCCTCCGATATACGAGAATGACTTAACGATGCAGAAATTACAAGACATCTTGTCAGATAAAATTAACACCTTAGCCGACGGTATTAATGAAACCATAGATGAATGTTTTGTGTCAACCACATCTAAATTATTGAGTTATCACGAAAATATATATGGAATAACGGTTGATGTAACTAAATCAGACGTCTTCAGGATGGAGCGTATCAGAGCAAAAATTAAAGGAACTGGTACCGTCACGAAACAAATGATAATTGATACTGCAAAAGCCTATAGCAATGGCGAGGTTGAGGTTATTGAGGATAATGCGAACAACAGTTTCAAAATTAAATTTGTCGGCGCAAAAGGCATCCCGGCGAATATGGCAGATCTCATACTGACCATTGAAGAGATTAAACCGGCGCACTTAAGCTATACATTTGAGTATTTATATAACACATGGGATGATGTATCTGCTATGACCTGGGCAGATGCAAGCGTATACACATGGGAAGGATTGAGGGTGAAATAATGGCAGAATATACAACCAATTTTAACCTAGAGAAGCAGCAAGCCAATGAATATATCAATATCGATGGTTTGAGCGAAAACTTTGATACTATTGATGCAGCACTAGGTAATACAGCAAAGTTTGAAAAAGCCGGAGGAACCGCCACTGCGATTACGCTGGCAAACATATCATTGCTAGATGGAAGCAGCAAGACCTTTATCGCACAGTTTAACAACACCGCCACTGCAAAGACTATAAACGGCAAGGCATGGAAAAAGTCATCCACGGTAACGACATCCCCAGCTACAACAAACGGAAAAGCCTATACCGTCTGGTATGACTTAACAGGTGATTGTTTTTTTACCAAGGCTAGTGCAGAGGGAACCGCCGTTGCAGGGAATGTACTAGCAACCAAAACATTCAGCAACGATAGTGATACTGGAATTACAGGAACAATGGCTGACAATAGCAATGTAGCCGACCAGACATTAACAACGCATAATTCCGAGTATGTTATTCCGACAGGTTATCATAGTGGATTGCATAAAGTAAAAGCTATAATAACTGGATTAATTGCATCGGTCATTAAGGCTGGAACTACGGTTGGAGGGGTATTAGGTACCTTTACATCTGATGCAACCGCTACCGCTGCCCAAATGCTATTAAATGCAACCGCATATGTTAATGGTAATAAGGTTACCGGAACAATTACAAGCAAGACAGCTGCTACTTATACTCCTGGAACATCAGCGCAAACCATTGCTGCAAATCAATACTTAAGTGGTGTCCAAACTATTCTAGGTGATGCAGACTTAACAGCACCGAACATACTTAACACCGCTAATATTTTCGGAGTACAAGGCTCCGCAGTGTCAGGTAAGAGAAGCGCAAGCGGTACTGTTACCCCGGCACAAGTAGCAACAACTTTTCAATACTATGGATCACTAAATACATGGAACGCATACCTAGCTACCGTAAGCGGGTTAACCTTTGAACCTTCACTTGTTATGTTGTTCGGTTTCGGTGGTGGTTTAGAGTATGTATCTGTATATAGGGTTAGTGGAGGTGATCATAATTCAAGAATAGTGGAACTTGTAGGCTTCGATGTTTACGCCGACACCGGGTACGGCATTCCTCATGCATTAAAAGCAGATGTCTACGCAGCATATGTGAATTCCACTGGATTTGCATTACCTGTTTACGTGCCCAATATAACCTACAACTGGACAGCAATTGAATAAGAGAGGAGAACACCAATGTTATTAGAATTTACCGCCCTAGACGGTCAAGAATTAAAACGTACCGACACCAACCGCCCGAAGTCGAATTCCCAAGGTTATCTGACAGCTAAGTTTATATTTAGCGGTACGGAGCACAAGGGAGTTATCACGGCGTATTTTATAGGGGTGCAGAATGGTGCCAAGGTTGAGGTACCTATGGTGCTGACGGATGGATTATGTAACGTACCCGATGCCATGATTAAGGCTGGCAACATCTTTGTGTGGCTATCCAGCACCGATACCCTAACACATATCCCCACGAATGTTGTGGTAGTCACAATATATCCTAGCGGTGAGTGTGATGATATTTTACCTCTGCCAGATGGTACTGTTAATCAGTATGAGGAAACAGTTAGAATGTATAACGAGGTTATGGCCGTTGGAACTACTCCGGGAGCATCGGCATATGAGGTTGCGGTGTCAAATGGGTTTGCTGGAACAGAGGTTGAATGGGAGATATCATTGCACGGTAAAGGCGGTGAACCGGGTAAAGACGGAGATCCAGGATCGCGAGGATTACCCGGAACTGATGGAGCAATGGGAGAGCGTGGTCCGATGGGCAGAAATGGAACACCCAAAGGAGCATACACAACATTGGTTGCATTAAAGGCAGCATTCCCAACCGGAGATAACGAAAGCATTTACGTGGTTACAGCAGATAAAAATTGGTACTATTGGTTGGGCACGGATTGGGTTAGCGGTGGGATATTTATAAATAATGCCGATGCATCAATTACCGAAAAACAGACAAGTTTTATGTTGCGCAATAGTGCAAATTTATTAAAACTCACCGACAAGGCATCTACAACAATAAACGGAATTACATACTCAGTGTTAGATGGGGTTGTTACAATTAACGGTACCGCCACCGGGAATATATCAATTCTTACTGACGTTAATTTTGCCGACTTTATCGCCGCACAATATACATTTGGCATACAGACAATCAGCGGAACAAAGGGGTACGGCAATCTGCAGCTTACGGTCGGTGGAGCAGCTACCAATATAATAAATTCAAACCAGGCAAGCAATACCGTTACATTAGCGGTGACTCCGACAGCGTGCAGATTATATTTTGCATCGGGTACGGTATTTACAAATTGGGTATTTAATATATGGGCAAACAGCGGTTCTGTAATTTTACCGTATCAAAACTATTATATATACACCTTCAGCGGATTAAAAATCGCAGACAGATCAATTGGAGGAACAAAGCTAGCTCTTGGCGGAGTAGGGATAGATAATCTCAATTTCACTAATGCAGAGAATTCTGATAATCTTTTAAGCTTTTTAAACCAGGCAAGTTCCAAAAACGGAGTATCCTACTCAATTGTTGATAACGTTATAACACTGGCAGGCACGGCTACAGCGAATACAACGGTAACGATATTAGCAGGATTAGCCTTAACCGGGAAATATACCGTCAGTGTGGAAACCCTATCCGGGGGTTATGTTGGAGTGTTTAAACTACAGAACAATGCAGGCACAAACATTTTATACTATTGTAGCACCAACAACGTAACCGTGACATTAGACGCAGCTACTACCGGACTACAAGTTTACTATGATAACGGTACTGTTTTTACCGATTTAAAAGTTAAAATCTGGGTAAATCAAGGGAGCACGGCAAAGCCTTATAGTCCACCTACGCATTATTATCTTAATGAAAAAATCGCCCAGAAAACAGCAAGGACAGAAGCTGTTACTCAATCAGCGTACAACATGTCAACATACGACAGGATTAATGATAATGTAATTTATAATGTATTTGGCAAAGCACCCCAAAATATTAAAATCTGCCATAACGGAAAGCTTGGGCTTAATGTGGCATCAGACAGAGGATATCTTGCAAAATTTGCCCTATTGTCTGACCTGCATATCACCGCAACATCGTCAAATTATATCGATGTCATGAATAAAATTAATACACTCGGAGTAGACTTTGCGGTTGCCACAGGGGATATTTTAGACAGCGGATACAACAGTACGTACTCGACTATGCTTGCACAAAAAGCTATATTTGACACGATGGTCAAAACTCTGAACTGCAATTTTTACGCTTTTTCCGGTAATCACGATGTTGACGAAAAAGCCTTTTGCAAAAATGGAGTAATTGATTTTAACGGTGTCAGACTAATATATATTTGGGCAGATTACATCGGGCTTGATATCCCAGCAGATTATACAGGCTCAAGCACTATATGGTCAACAGGGGTTGTATCACCTGAGACATTAACATGGCTAGAATCGCAATTAGCAGAGACTGGATTTACGCACAAAGTATTAATGTGTCACTATCCGATAGTGCAAGATGCATCATACAGTAAGTTTTTATGGTGGATAATGGATAGCTTCACTCAGGGTGGAACAACATATGATGGGCACCGAGATGACATACTTGCGCTAGCATCTACCTATGGTGCAAAATTGTACATTAATGGCCATGAGCACAACAGCAGTTACCCAACAGGCACCGCCGGAGTATTAACCGATATAAATGGTTCTAACGGAGGACAAAAATTCTCGGTTGTTACTATTTATAGCGATAGGGCAGAATTTGAGGTTTACTCTAGTACCACGATGCTGTACGAAAAAACCGTAACAGTTAGTTTGATATAACAATATAAAACAATCCAGGGTGTCGGCAACGGCACATTTTTATAGTATACAAAAAATCTTACGGAAGAAGGTACTGTATGCATGATGGTAAATTTAGGTACTGTAGTAATGTCAGTGATAGCAATAGCGGCAAGCCTATGCGCAATTTATTTTGGATTTAAATCAACAAAGCGCGAAGACAAATTTGACATTGAGAGGAGAGCAACACAACAAGCAAACATAACCTCTAAACTAGATGAGATCGGAGGTAACGTAAAGGAAATAAAAGAAGATGTTAAAGGTGTAAAGACAGACGTTACAGGACTCAATGATAGGCTTATAAAAATAGAAATAAGGGTGGATAACATAGAAGAGAAGAGAGGAAGGAAAAACACGAGTAAAAAGAGGGTAGATGAGTATGATAGGCAACAAGAAGTAGAAACTAATTAATTTCATATGAAAGAAAGAGGTAATAAAAATGACAATTAAAGAGAGATTAAAAAGTAAAATAGTATGGGTTGGAATACTGGCACAGGTTTTATTGGTTGTAACGGTATTTGCACCGGATATAGCAGACGAAGTAAAGATCGTGTTTACAGCGGTTATTGAAATTGCAACATTTATAGGATTTTTAAACAACCCTACGGATAGTGGGAAGTTCTGATGGAGGATTGATGATGAAGATAGCGTTAACAGTAGGTCATAGCAAACTAAAAAACGGTAACATTACTAGTGCAAACGGATTTATAAACGAGTATGAATACAACAAGGACTTGGCTCCACTCATAGTTAAATATTTAAAACAGCTTGGCCATGATGTGGATCTGATTATATGCCCGGAAAATAAATTTGTTAAGTCCACGGAAGAAAGTAAATACAAATTAAATATTGTTAACAACGGAAAGTATGATTTGATCGTGGAATTGCATCTGAATGCTTCAGACGCTAGCACAGCTAATGGAATAGAAATCTTGTACATATCTGATGATGGCAAAGCATATGCCGAACGCATACAAGTCAAATTGAGCACGCTATTTCACAGTCGAGGTATAAACCTTAGAAATAATCTTTATATGCTCACCAAGACGGAGCCGGTGGCCATCGTGCTAGAAACATTCTTTTGCACGAATGAATCAGACTGTAATATTGGAAAAGACAAAGACAAAGTTGCTCGGTTGGTGGCAGAGGGAATCGCAAACAAAAAT